TTATGGTTGGCCACAAAGAGATGAACCATTCAAAGATATATTTGAAGAAATCAAAAAGCATGATGGTATGACTTATCATGGTTTTCAACCAAACGATGTTGTGAGAAAAGCTTTAGCTAATGCACACATCTTTGCATATCCTAGCACATGGATAGAAACATCTTGTATATCTGCTATAGAAGCGATGTCAGCTGGCGTTCAGATAGTATGTCCTAACTTAGGTGCTTTACCAGAAACTACTGGTGGATTTGCTACGATGTATAATTGGAATGAGGGTGTACAATTTCATGCTAATGTTTTTGCAAACTTTATGAAAGGTGCCATCGATAATATCAAAGAAGAAGATATGACAAGAAAACTAGTATTTGGTAAAAACTGGTGTGATAACTTCTATAACTGGGATATTCGTTCAAATGAATGGACAGGTATGCTTAATGGACTTTTACATTTAAAGAAAATGCAGGAGCAGAATGTTGAACAAGGAACCTGAGAGATGGTATGATTGGATAGGTTGGAAACTTAGGCAGGAAGATAAGAAAGAAAAACCTATTGAAGAACAGGTTGTGGGTATAAGTGCTGGAGCTGGAGGTAGAAATATTTCAGAAGAGTTCGGTATACCCAAACCTACAAATTCTGTGACAATTGATATGAGAGATGTAGTTCGACATCTAAATAGAATTGAAGCGAAAATAGATTTGCTTTTATCTAAATCAGATGGAGGATTAAAATGATGTTCTTTGTATTTACTGCATCATATTGTACATATTGTGGTTCAGAACTAGACAGTGCAAATTTCTGTCCTAGATGTAAGGTGAGAAGATGAGAGATGATTGGGACGATATACCCGAAGATGATGTAGATGATGTCTTTAGAGATGTTCTACAACTTGTAATGGATAAAATGGAAGAGGGTTGTAATCCTATGGCTCTCGCAGGTGTCATGATGGCTCAAGCTATGATGATGTACAAAACTCATCTTAAAGAAGATGATTATAATAGAGTCGTGTCGCTGATATTAGAAAATCGTGACAGAGTAGGCAAATCAGGAAATAATTTAAGTAAATATCTACATTAACTGTTGACATATTCTCGCAACCTGATACTATAATAGTATAAGATGATTCGTTAAGAAAGTGAGAAAATATGACAGATTCAGTTTTTATAGATACGCTCAGTGACAAAACAATCGGTGTTTATATCGGTGCTGGTAATTTAGTCGGCACTGCAAAAACTGCCCGTGAGTTACACAAAGTAATCAATAGAAATAAAATAGATTTACACATGAGAAACATTTTCTTTTGTAGCGGAATGGACTTCGCTACTGAAGTCGGTTTTGATAATGATGATGATGCTAGAAAGATTTTCTTTGAAATGCAAGCCCAGTGGTTAGACTGGATAGCACTCACAAAAAAGTGCTTGACTTAATTTGTCAGTATGCTATTATAATAGTGTAAGTGATTCGTTAATAACAAAGAGAGAGAAAAAAATATGACAACATTCTTCGCAACTTCAATTGAACATATCACCACCACCAAAGACGGTGACAAGTTCATAGTTAGTTCTTCTTTTGCCGGTGCTGACGGCGACACTGCAAAAGAGTCAGAAGCAAATGCGATTGCTAGTTATGAGAAAGCAGGACACACTGCTGATGAATTAGTTTCGATTACAACAGTTGAATTAGATTATTAAGAGAGGTTAATATGAACGATATAGATATCTTTGATTATTCGAATGCAATAGACATACTCATTGGTATGTCTGACAAGCAACTACAAACTCTAGCTACAAAGCTAGTTGATAGGTTTCCAAAAACCGCCGATTACTTTGAATCTTATTTGAGTGCGGCCATTACTGACAAGATTGTCAGTGACAACGGAGGTTACTCTAAAGCATTCGAACTTGGTATCATTAATGAAGATGGAGAGAGAATATGATAGTGAATAAAGAATTACGTGAACTTCAAAAGAAGCTTAAAGAAGCTATGAAACTCCTGTTGCAAGAAAACACTGCAAAAGGTTTACACGTTCTCGCAGTAGAGATTGGTAAAATTCAAGCCCAAATAGATCGGGCAGATGAAAACGGTGAATGGGGCCCGTTCCCATTTGATTGAGAGAGGTAAGATGATAAAAAAATATATAATAAAAGTGGCAGAAACACTATTAGATGCAGTAAGTTTGTTTTCGATATTTGCTATCGGATACGTAGTATTAATAATTTGTCATGATGGAGGTTGCACATGGTAAGAAGACGTAGAATGTCCGCAGAAGCCCGTAAAGCGGCTGGTGAGAGACTAGCAAAAGCTAGAGCGGAGAGAATGAAAAAGAACCCGCCCAAATTAACACACATACACCCAGATGTTCTGGCTAAAAGTGATGAACACCCACTATGCTATAAAAATGTAAAAGCTTGGTTGGTATATAACAAAGCTATGTTACCAGGACTAAAGAAAAATGTCCGAGCAAATAGCAAAGGTGCTTTGTCACGACTTATGGAGATTGAGGGTTATATACGTAATCTCAATACATATCTACGAACTGGTGTGTACTTAGATTTATTCTATGGTGCGGACCAAGAAAAAAAGATAAGTTTTCGAACTGTCTATGATGGTGTAGGTCCAATAAAAATAAATAAGACATGAGCAATATTGTTAAATTTCCAAATGATTATGTTCCTCCTGAACAAGAGACTCTATCAGATTTAAAAAAGAGTATAGAGAAGAACAAAGAAATATATGTTAACAATGTTGTAGATCAACACAGTAGTAGTCTTTTAGCAAACATTGCTTTATCAGGTTTTAATATTGATAAAGAAGAGTTCATGAAAGATTTTGCTTTTACTGTAGAAACAATCCGTTCATCACTCTATCGCAACATGGGACTACATCACCACTTTCAAGATCACATTGATGAAAGTGTCGAACTCACTGGTATGGAAGAACTCGGTGATGATGAACAAATGTCACTCGATTTTGGAAAGAAGGAAGATGAATAGTATAGACATGCAAACTGCGGCCGTACTAAAAAGAGAACTTAATACCAATAGAGATAATAAGCAAACAAACAAAGAAGTCGTACAATGGCTTGAAAAACGTGTTGCTTATTATGATGAACTAAAGAAAAGAAAGAACGAGAAACTACCACCACCTTAATATGATACTCAGTGAAATAAACAAAGACAGAGCAAAAGCTTTTATACAAAGTAGACACTATTCACCTATAATGCCCAAACTAACTAAGCATTACATGGGTGTGTTTGTAGATAATGAACTACAAGGTGTGATAACTTTTGGTTGGGGTACACGCCCTAAACATACTATTCAAGTTTTATTCCCAGACTTAGATACTAAAGATTACTTTGAAATAGGTAAAATGTGTATGGACGATTCTATGCCTCGTAACTCTGAGTCTCAAATGCTTAAACATTCTGTTAGATGGTTGAAAGAAAATACAGATATAAAATATCTATTCACATGGGCTGATGGTATCGTTGGTAAAGTTGGTTATGTGTATCAAGGTTCTAATTTTCTTTATGGTGGATGGAATCAAACTGATACCTATGTAACTGACAAAGGTGAAAAGATACACCCAAGAACAATGCAAGGTGTTATACCAAATACTAAGAACAGAAAGTATGGTATGCGTCCTAATCCAGAACAATTAAAAGAGATGAATATATCTAGAGTCAAAGGTAGACAGTTTAGATATATTTTTCCTATGTCTAAAAAAGATAGAAAGTATCTTAAAAACTCAACTGTTACTTGGAACTTAGATTATCCTAAAGAAAAAGATTTGATGTGGAAAATTAAAAAGCCAGGAGAGAGTTCGTATAATCAGACGAATATAATGCCATTCGATTTATCAAAAGAAACTGAACTTAATAAGCAAAAGTATGATGGTGCGAGTCTTGACAAGTTCTTCTAAAGTGTGATATAAATATAGTTAGATAAATTAAATAGAGAGTATATAATGATACTTTTGGACTTAAATCAAGTTATGATTAGTAACTTGATGATACAACTCCAAAAAAACAATGACGAGATAGAAGAGAGTTTCATAAGACATATGATTCTAAACTCTATTCGTATGTATAATGTTAAATTTGGAGAAGAATATGGAGAAATGATAATCGCTTGTGATGATAAGAATTACTGGCGTAAAGACATTTTTCCATATTACAAAGCACACAGAAAAGCTGATAGAGAAACATCGCCATTAGATTGGAATCACATATTCAGTATTCTCAATAAGATACGTGATGAACTCAAAGAAACTTTTCCTTATAAAGTTATTCAGATAGATAGAGCAGAAGCAGATGATATTATAGGAACACTGGCTAATCGTTTTGGTAAAACGCTCAAAGCAGAAGATGATATTAAGATACTTATAATATCTGGTGATAAAGATTTTGCTCAGTTACAAAAGTATGTAAATGTAGAACAATATTCACCTATGCTTAAAAAGTGGATTCGTATTAGTAATCCAGAATCTTTTCTACGTGAACATATAATGAGAGGTGATAGAGGTGATGGTGTCCCTAACTTTCTATCCGCAGATAATGTGATAGTTACGGGTGCTAGACAAAAGCCTCTTGCATCGAAGAAGATAGAGAAATGGATAGGCCTAGATCCTAAAGATTTCTGTAATGAGATTATGCTAAGAAATTATAAAAGAAATGAATCTCTAGTTAACTTAGCTTTGATACCTTCAGCTATCGTCAATCAGATAAATGAAAAATATGATAATTATAAATTACCTTCAAGAAGTGGATTACTAAATTACTTTATAAAGAATAGATTGAAACTTTTGATAGATAGAATTGGAGACTTTTAATGACGAAATCATTTCACACAATATTTTCTGAAAATGAAAAAATAAAAACAAAGTCAGAACGTATAAAACATCTAAGAGAAAATTATACACCAGCTATGGGCATAATTCTAGAGTTTACAT